CTGCCGAAAAGGCAAAAAGAACTCTCAGTGGGTCGACAGTTGCTACTATTGAAGTCGATTCATTATATGAGGGGATTGATTTCAATACAACCCTCGCCCGAGCCAAGTTCGAGGACTTATGTTCGACATTTTTCAAAGCAACAATGGTACCAGTTGAAAAGGTTTTAAAGGATGCAAAGTTGAGCAAGAGTCAGATTGATGATATTGTTCTTGTCGGAGGAACGACTCGTATTCCTAAAATTCAATCACTATTAAGTGACTATTTCAATAACAAAGATCTGTGCAAGACGATTAATCCAGATGAATGTGTTGCATACGGTGCTGCTGTGCAGGGAGATGTTCTCAATGGTGGTACTAGCGAAAAGACATCGGAGATTTTGTTGCTGGATGTCGCGCCACTAAGTCTTGGTATTGAAACGAATGGGGGAGTAATGACTGTACTTATCCCCCGAAATACTACAATTCCTTGTAAGAAAGACCAGACATTTTCAACATATGCGGACAATCAACCTGCTGCGACGATTTGTGTATTCGAAGGTGAACGTGGATTTACAAAGGATAATAATTCACTTGGTCAATTCGTATTGAATGGAATCAAACCTGCGCCTCGTGGTATGCCACAGATCAAAGTGACGTACGATATTGATGCAAACGGAATCCTTACTGTATCGGGCGAAGTTGATGGTAATTCTGAAACGATTAATATCCAGAGTACAAAGGGAAATCTAAGTAATGAAGATGTAGAACGAATGGTCGCCGAGGCGGAGAAATATAAAGAGGAGGATGCGAAGAATCGTCGACGGGTCGATGCGAAGAATTCGTTTGAAGGAGAATTATATACGATGAAAGGGAATCTTGATGGGGATCAAGGTAAAAAATTAGATGAATCGGTCGTCAGTGGTTTGAAGGATATGATTGATAAAGAGATTCGTTGGATTGATGAAACTGACGCAAATACACCGATTGAAGATTTCGAAGAACATTCAAAGAATTTCCGCGATACAATGCAACGTGAAATGGAATCGGCCGTCCCTCCGACAAATGAAGATCCTATGTCAGATAGTAATGTTGATGACGGTCCGACGATCCAGGAAGTAGATTAATTGAATAAATTGAATATGATAATAATGTATATATTATATATTATGATTACGTCACAAGATGTATTTGACGGCCATATGAAAAATAGATGTTCATGTATTACGGTACTATGTACAATGTCATTTTATGATTGGGTCACATTGTCGTGGTTCGATCCGTTGGTGATTGATTATTGGTCGATTAGTTTCGTCAATCTTGTATGTTTTGGAATATATTTAATATGGGATGCTTGGTCGATGATATTTGGAAATAACAATATTATTTTATATCGCGGCGAATTAATTGTACATCATATTGTTTCATTTTTAATATTAACATTGATTGGTGGTTATTGTGCGCCATCGTACTCGTCGAGACTGATTCTCGCTGAACTTATCTCAATATTTAATTATGTGCTTAGGGATAAATCACACGAGTTGTATTTACATTGGTACAGAATTGCCATTATATTTCTATGTCGACTACCAATATATATTTTCCCAACAGTCTTGTTGGTCCGTAATCCCCATTTATTTACCGAAATGGCGATCCGTTTGGATATGTCCATCAACAACACCATAATGTTTATTGTGGTACCATCTTCAACATGTTTTATCATATACGACGTTGTATTATTACGTAAAATATTTGGAATTTTACGAAAAAAAACAATCTGTGTCGATTAGTGTCGTGGAAAATATGATGATAACGGATCATCCAAGACAGCAAATAATTATTCCAATTTGAAGTATTACTACAATGTTTCTACATGTATGTGATCTCGGCACAATATCACCGTACCCCACAGTAGACATTGTGGATGATGTGAAATATATTCTGTTCATTAAGCGATTTGTTTTTACCAAATCATCTGTATATTCAATCCCTGTCCAATGTGTATGATCAAATTGGTAGAATATAATTACGAACAATACCATCAATATAACTAATTTCAACAGAATTCGGTGGAGTATTCCACCAATACACCTCATTATGACTTATTTATTGTTTATATAATTATAAAAGGTGAAATATATAATATATAATATACAATTATTATATTATATGCATGTTCTTCTCACAGGTGGATCTGGTTTTGTAGGCAATGTATTTCTCTATATAATAAGTGAACTTCGTGCAAACGATTATCCAAATATTAAAATAGACTGTTTACTGCGAGACAAAAAGGGTGTTGTATTTGATGAACGTGTTTGTAAAATAAAAAACGACCCGAAATTTCGATTTTTAAATAAACATTCAAACATCAGATTTGTTAAGGGTGATGTTATCGAACCGAATTTCGGAATGGATGAAACATTTTTTACACAATACACTCATATAATCCATTCCGCAGCGGAAATATCTTTTACTAAAACTGTGGAAGAATCAATTCGTGTAAATGTGGTACCAGTACAACGATTATGTGAAGTGGTTAAACTCTGTCCGAAAATGGAACGGGTCATTTACGTGAGTACCGCATATGTCCAAAATAAGTCAGATGAACCCATCACAGAAACTATTGATATGACCGACGATATTAACGACTTGATGTTGCATCCTAAACCAGATAATCATCCCAATACATACTGTATGAGTAAATATATGGCGGAACGATGGTTGCATCAGTATTGTGATGTGAAATATATAGTTATACGTCCCAGTGTGATTGGACCATCGATCACAACGCCTTATCCAGGATTCACCCACCAATATAGTTGTCCTATGGTGAACCAATGTAATTTAATCAAAAATGGAATCCAATCAATTATGTATTCGGATCGCGAATTATTAAATGTGATTCCCGTAGATAGTGTATGTAATACTATTGTGGATTGTTTGGACTCATATTATCCAGAACAATCAAATATTATAAATGTAACAGCCAAAAGGTATGTATGTCCGTGGAAGTATACTCGCGAAATCAATCAATACTGGTCGAACAATATTATGTGTAAAACATTTCACACTTATACGAGACAATTGACTGAAATGATATTGTTCGCCACATCCAGTAAATTTCGATCATTATTTGAATTCGTCGATGTATACCATCATTTCCAAATTTCATATTTCAATTTCAAATCGCGATACGATTTCGATCACGACCCTATTAAATATAACAGAATAATTTGTGAAGCAACTGATCGTGTGAATTATATAAATCCTGCGAACCCATCCATGTGTGATTTTAGTATATTCGCGCGATGGGGAAATTTCCCCTTGCTACATGGATTGTTTCTTATCGTGTTATTCCTGTGGTCGGCATATTTACCAATGATAGTCCATATGATGTGGATATATCGCGATACATTGTTTAGTGAATATCCGTGGAATCAATTCATCGCCAAATACGTAATGGAACGTATTTTCTTGGCGCTTTTCACCGATATAACTTATTCCAAGAGTACGGTGGAACGATTGATTGATTCGAATTCCAAATACACGATCCCATCAACAACAGTTTATATGTCAACACATTCGAGTTATTTCGACTGGTTGATTATTCCATATATCGTATATACTAAAATATCACAACAGCCATTAACAATTGTCGCGAATTCGAAATTCGGGAGCAGTTTCTTAGTGAAACAATTGATGTCTGTATACCATGTCAAATTCGTAGATACGGAAGGCGGGGATAATACACGGTTGGAATTCGAACTGAATAAACTCGTGCGGTCGGGACAACCAATTCTATTTTTCCCAGAAGGAACCCGTAGTCGTACTAGAATATTGAAAAAATTAAGTACAGGAGTGATGAAAATGATTCATAATACGGATACTCCGTATACTGTCGTTCCCGTTACAATGACATACCAGCGCCGACCAGAAGAATCATCGATTGATGACCAAATATCCGGAAATAAGAAAAAGTTTGTTGATATATTCGCATTATTACGATGGATTGGTTCAATTGTATTGGGAACGAATGATAAATGTGGTCGATGTAACGCTGAATTCGGCGACTATTTTGTGGTTGAACCGAAAAAGAAAACAGTTAAATCTATCGTTTCATACGTCGAGTCATCGTGGAAACAAGGGGGTGTTGTTTGGGACGAACAGTTTGATGATCCTGTGGAAATTGCGCGCGTGGAGGCGAACGGTATCAAGCGATTGGTCAATCCAAAAAGAAAAACTCCGTATATTATGTGCAAAACAGAGAGAAATAATTGGATCGGTTGATTATTTATGAAATTCAATCATTCGTGCATCATATAATCGCATTCGTGCATATAATCGCATTCGTACACATAATAGAAAAATGTATATATATATAAAATTATATATATATAAAATTACATATATAAAAATAAATGACAAAAACAGTTATAATTACTGGATCGAATGGATTTCTTGGATCACATATAACTCAACTATTAGATAATGAGGATGAATCGTACAATATAATCACTGTAGGACGCACCAGTGGTGGCGGTGATACACACATACATTACGATTATTTGAATGAATCAGATAAATCATTGGAACATATTAGAAATATAATAGATTCTGTTGTGCAATGTGACGATAATATTGTTGCAATCCTTCATTTAGCTGCAAAGGTAGAACATTCTCGCGACCAGAATAACGATATTTACCGAATCAATGTTGATTACGCTGTATTAATGGCCGATTTGGCATCGACATATGATGTACAATATATAGTTGCTTCAACTAGTGGTGTATTACCTAACTCAGTAACTCCCGATTCCAATACTGTAGTTGAGTTAAAGCCCCATTGGCCGTATTATCATAGTAAGGCATTGATGGAATACGAATTAGGTGGGCGCGACAATATAACTATTATTCGTCCACCAATGTTATTGGGCCCAGGAATCGGTACAGAATCAGTGCGATGTCTTGATACAATCAACCGATTTATCTCCGGCGATATTCCATTCACCCCACCCGGATATATTGCATACGCGGATGTGCGCAATGTAGCCCGATTGTTTGTGGATGCGATTCCTATGCGCGGTACCAATACATTCAATGTATCGGGAACACACGAGAGAATTTTCGCATTCTTCACTCGCCTATCTTGTGAATCGGGGATATCAGTTCCTAGTCAAATTCCCATCCCTGCACAAATAATTATATTCCTGTGCAGATTATTAGCAATGTTTTGGTTCCTTCCTATTGGGAAATTTTTCAGTAAATACCAACTGAAGTTGGAAATGGCTATGTGTGGATGGAATGTATGTGATAAATCGACTCATACCGCGTTCCCTGAGATCGACTGGATTTCCCCATCCACAACAATTGGTGATACAGTCAAATGGTTAAACGAACAAAAATCGTGTAATATAATTTATCCCCCGAAGAGGGATTTTGATGTCATTGGATTCAAACAAAAAATGAATTTGCGTGGATGGGGGTATGCGGATAGTAATGTTACATTAGAAGATTCAGGATTTTTCTTTAATGGTAATAGGTACGATAATGTATCCAACAACCCACTCCCGAAATTCAAAGGGTTTTGCGATCAAATGGTTCCAAAGTTCGACGCATATGGTGTACAAAACAGCCCCGTCAAATTGGAACCCACCCAAGATCAAATCAAGCGCGATGCAGATCGTAATTCCATGGTACAGTACGCACTATGTGGTCTAGAGAATGATATTGGTATTGAGGTGAATACCGAATACATTGTTCGTGTAAATGGATCGCACGGTCAAGAACTTACAGAAATTCACACAAATATTAACAATTCGTTCAGGAATATCGCTGATATGGTTGTATTCCCTGAAACCAAAAAGTGTGTGTTGGATATCGTTTCGGCCGCCCGAACATATGGTATTGTATTGATTCCATTTGGTGGTGGCACAAACGTTTCACGATGTTTGGAAATTCCTGATCATTGTATGGACTATGTTGTGTGTGTCGTTAATATGACTGCCTACTGTTCCGTTGAATGGATCGATAAGTCAAATATGATGGCATGTGTCCAGTCTGGTGCGACAGGAAACGATCTTGAAATGGAATTGGGAAAATACGGTTTCATGTTCGGCCACCAACCAGACAGTTGTGAATTTTCCACCATGGGTGGATGGATTTCCACAAACGCAAGTGGAATGAAAAAGAATCGGTATGGCAATATTGAAGACAATGTTATATCGGTTGAATGGGTTGATGGAAATGGACAATTATCCTCATACAAGAACCATCAGAGAACTGCACTCGGTCCAAATTCATCTAAAATTATGTTTGGTTCCGAGGGGAATTTCGGGATTATTCTGTCGTGTGTGATTCGAATACATCCACTTCCCGAAAGTACCGATTATGATTCGTGGGTCTTTCCGAACATGAAGGAGGGAATCAAATTTATGAAAGACGTTAGTGAAACTGATTCGTGGCCCGCCAGTCTGAGACTAATGAATAACGAACAGTTCCGATTAGGTCAGTCTTTCAAACCTCCCGCATCTAGATTAAAATCTCTTATTGATCCGTTGTTGAAATTTGTGCTTACACGTGTAAAGGGATTTGACTTGATGGAAATGGCGGCATCCACTATAGTATACGAAGGGTCTAAAGAGCAAATTGCGATGCAACGAGGAATCATTGCGCGCTGCGCTGGGAAACACGGTGGAATGAGTGGAGGGAGTTCATCAGGAAAGGATGGGTATAATGTCACATTTGCCGTGGCGTATATTCGCGATTGTTTGTATAAATATGGTATAATGGGTGAGACGATTGAGTGTTCTGTTTCTTGGAGTGATCTTGACGCATTATTGGACGGTGTTACGGATGAATTTCATACCATATGTGACGATGCGAATATAACAAATAAATTCTTCTGTTATCGTGTATCACAGATATACAAGGAAGGTGTATGTGTGTACTGTACATTTGGTCTTCCACTAGAGGACACGAAACGCGATATTGATGTGTTTGCTGGAATTGAACGTGCGACCCGCTTATCGATCCTTCGGTACGGGGGATCATTGAGTCATCACCATGGTATTGGGAAATTGCGTTCAGAGTTCATTGCGGATGAGTTTGATAAATCGGATATTGATGTGATGATGCGCATCAAGGATACAGTTGACCCCGACAATATATTCGCGAATGGGAATGGGATTTTTGCTTGGTAGAATAATTGGTTCAAATATACATAATATTCGGCCGAATTGTTTTTTTATGTATAATATACAATTATGTGGAAATTATTGTATATTGTATGTTTCTTTATCGGTATGTTTGGAATCGGTAATAACATTGCAGCCAAATCCAACCAATTCGATTCCGCCACAGCAATGTATGCGACCCAATTGGCTGGTGCCACGTATTGTCCCCACGACGATTTGATCTCGTGGAAATGTCCGCATTGTATCACAGAATTGAATAATATAGAGGTGATCAGTGACACTACCCAAGTTATAATGGGAGTGGATGGTGGGCGATGCGTGGTTGCCTTTCGGGGATCGAGCGATATGAAAAACTGGATTTCCAATTTCAAATTCATCAAGACGAAACCTTATGCGAACGAGAGGGTGAGTGTTCACAGTGGTCTATATGAAGAGTACGACGAGTACAAAGGCCGTGTAATGGATTTCCTTGCACACCATTCCTGTGACGAAATTTTTATTACAGGGCATTCATCTGGTGCAGCCGTCGCAATGTTTCTCGCATACGACCTAATGCTTGATGGGCGCGCCTGTACAGTATTCACATTCGGAAAACCGCGGATTGGGAATGCGGCTTTCGGGCAAAGCATCGACGAATCGTTAATGATACATTACCGTATCACTCACGCGAACGATATTGTACCACATTTACCAGAGGAAGTGTTGGGATTCACTCATACATCAAACGAAGTATGGTATCCCGCCGACGGTTCGGATAAGTATGTTATATGTGATGGTGTCGAGGACAAAGGATGTAGTAATTCGTGTGCGCCACTAAGGTGTACTTCTACATTCGATCATATTGTTTATTTAGGTATACGTATGGGCGAAGGGGGTTGTAAGTAGACCAAACATATATAATACCATTCCGTGTATATACTGTAACAATGGTGAGAACCAGAAATTATAGTAATATGATGAAAATGGAAGTTCCAATTACTGAATCGACTACGAATTTTATTTCCCTAGGTGAAGATGATCGTATACGTGCGATTGAATTGGGGACGATATTGTTATCAAAAGGCGCTGATGCGATGCAAATGTGGAATTCCGAAGAATGGGAACAAAAGATAAATGCAATGGAGTATTCTCATAAAACCATTGTGAAGAACATTCGACAAGATACTTCTAATGTTATTGCAGCAAACGCAGAGTTGAAACAGGAACTATCTGCTGCGGCAAATAAGCGAGATGATGCGATTCGAGTTGGTATTGAATCTAACAGAATTCAATACGAAAGTATCATCGCACAACTTAATTCGAATATTGATTCGATGCGGAAACATACAACTGATCGAGAAGATACTATACGCAAAACGGTCGCTAGGGAGTTGGAATCCATATATGGATCACAACTTTCGGATCTTCGGATTAGAAGTGATCGGCGGATCGATGAATTAACAAACGATGTAGCGAGTTCGCGTGATAAGTACGAACAACTCCTGGTTTCAACCAATTCTCGTGCACAGAATTCATCTGTTAAAGGTCAGGATGGTGAGGATTTCGTGTTTGCTAATCTGAATAGGATGTTCCCTTCGGCAGAAGTGGAGGATACACACAAAATATCCGAACGAGGTGATTTTATTGTCAAAGATAAAGATTTTTGTATGATGATTGAAAATAAAAATTACGCGCGGAATGTAACCAAGTCTGAGATTGAAAAATTCTATCGGGACGTAGATAATCCTGTGAATGCAGACATCCAATGCGCAATCCTCGTCAGTATGACATCGGGTGTCTCGTGTAAATCGGATTTTGAATTTGAAATGCGCAATGGAAAACCCGTTTTATTTCTACATAACGCCGAAACTGCGATTGATAACATAAAGATTGGTGCGAATTTTTTCAGGATGATATTGGAACAGTCACATATTGATTTTACCGATAAAGAAGTTATTGTTAAACTGAAACATATTTCGGGGTTGATTTTGAAAGATAGGAAGAAAATGAGGACTACGCTCGACAAGTATTATACGTCGCAGATGAAATTATACGATGATTCGGATTCACTATTGAAAGATTTATTTGTTTTGGTCGGGATTTGATATGTTTATGTAATTCGTCACAGCATCGAATTATTGAATTTGGTAAGTAAGCGGTTGGTCGCATCCCAATTAAAGCCGATGTTGAAACATCGAATTGCCATCTATCAAGAAACATCTGTCGGAAACAGCTAATGAAATGGATTGTTCGGTTTGTCATCCACCAACGAGGAACCAACGAGAGACCTTGTCCCCGTTTCATATGAGATTTCCCGTAGAATGATATTTGTTCAATAATCCATATAAATGCGCGTTCATTGGTTGTCATTTGTGAAACAGGAATATAATGTTTTCCAATATACGTATGACGGGTATATCCGCGATACGTATATTTTCTATATTTTTTCCGAGATATTTGGTTACGGATAAGCCCAATTCCTTCTATTCTGTTTGTTGAATTATTCATTTCGATCACAAACGCCAATGCGTCGGGGCGAAGACGACTGCTTATTGTAATAGGGGATGAATATATACATCCACGGAAATCTGATTTCTGGTTCCACCTGTCGTGCTCAGACCAAGTTTCTGTATTGAAGCGGGTAGTCAGTATATCAATATCATGATTCATTTTAATTTAATTGTATAATAATTTAAAATGATATTATATCAATTTTTACACGGAGATACCATATTTCGTGACGAGTGTGCTGACAAATGCAATATACAAGTTACGAACATTGTCGGCGTCTTGATTATCGTATTTTTTCCATTCATGCCACTTGTAGTTTCCCGATGAATCCCAGAAAAAGGATGGTGCATCTCCCTTTGCATTCCCGTCTTTCACATATTTAAACATTCCATACATTGTAAGAAGTTCTTGGTCTGTGGGTTTTTGTTTAAGAGTTTTGGATGTTGATACAGCGATATTGTATAATTCGATAGTTGTTTGTTTGGTGCTTGACATTGTGTGATTATATATTATTAATATAAAAACCTCTTATGTTTATATATTAAAATAATGACCACTATTTCGTCAGAAAAGCCTACATTTAATCAAATTTTGGATAAATCTGCATCGGCGGCTATGCGTGGCGGATTTGCTGGTGGCGCAGCGATGTGTGTGAATATTGGTTGTCTAATGTGGCTTCGCACTACAATGAATTACCAGTATCGATATGGAACTTCTATGTCAAAGACACTCAAAACATTATATAATGATGGTGGCATAGGGCGATTCTATCGGGGCGTAGGGCCAGCCCTAATCCAGGGCCCAATGTCCAGATTTGGTGATACAGCGGCCAATACAGGAATCATCACATTTATGAATTCATACGATGAAACCCGCAATCTCCCCATTACAGTGAAGACTATCGCCGCGTCTATATCGGCAGCATCATTTCGTATTCTTTTAATGCCAATTGATGCGTGCAAAACTAATATGCAAGTAGAAGGATCTATGCGACCACTTATAAAAAAGTTAAAGACACACGGACCACGAGTCCTATTCAATGGGTCGATCGCGTCCGCCAGTGCGACGTTTGCTGGACATTATCCGTGGTTCGCTACATATAATTTTCTATCGGAAAAAATCCCCGTACAAGAGTATCGATTATTGGAATTGTCTAGGCTGGCTGGAATAGGATTCTCTGCATCGGTCATTAGTGATACTGTGTCGAATTCAATTCGTGTTGTTAAAGTCTATAAACAGGCCGAAACAGAACAAATTTCATATAACACGATTGTTAGTCGTATTGTCGCCAAAGATGGTATTTATGGACTCATGTTCCGTGGACTCGAAACAAAAATTGTAGCGAATGGTATATCAGGAATTATTTTTTCCATCGCGTGGAAACATTTTAGTGAATTATTGAATACGCCATAGTGTTACTGCATATCGTCCATCGCCATTTCTTCCGCTTTCTTCGCCGATAAAGAAATTCTTATTCTTTCGGCATTATTTCGGAACCAATTTTGGATTTTTATTATGGCTGCTGTATTTTTGCTCCAAGCTTTCGACAACAATTCTCTTTCTTTTTGTAATCGCATCAATGTAATTTTGAGTCTCCATACTGGTAACAATAAACGTTGTAATACATCCATTGCTAAATCAACTTTCGACGCTGATGATCCGTTGGAATGGTTGACTCGTGAAATAACCGACCAATCCCACGGTTTATCGTAATTATATCGGACGAAATTACTTGTTAGGTTCGGATTCGCCGATAGCTTCGTATAATCCCAGTTTTTATCTGGTAAGTCGAAAATCATATCTAAACTAACATTTTTTAAAGAGACAATACTCCAATCCCATTGCATATCTGGATTTTCCATTATTTCAGCTGCTGTACATTTTTGTGTCATTTCGCTATAATCCCATGGCAACGTGGGATTCTCGTGTATAGTTAATAAATCTACCTGATTTACTAATATTGTCCAGTTGAGTTTATTGTTTGGAATTTCTAGGTGAATCCTTATTATATCGGTAATTGTAAAATCTCTCGAAGATATGGCATTCCAATCCCACCTGTGTGCGGGATTGGATATAATGAAATCAGTAGTTATATTTGGGTGTAACGAAATTAATCCCCAATTCCACGGTTTTAATGGTTCACAAGTCAACATATACAATGTCAAATTTGGATTTCTTGATAATTCATCATAATTCCACGGTACATTGGAATTCTCCATGTACAAGTTCTCCAATGTATTTGATGTACCAGACATTTGTTCTGTGTATTCTGATATATATATATACATTTATTTTATGAACCGCATTTTTAATTTACATATTTGAATATTTAAATTATATATTGGAAACAGTTACCTTGTAACGTAACAAAAATAATAATCAATTGGATTTTAGGCTTACCATAATTCAACTACCCCGTTTCCCCGTTTTTTTTCCATGATTCTCTATGAAATTTTAACCCAGACATACCCAAAAAATAGGCATGTCTGGGTTAAAATTTCATAGAGAATCATGGAAAAAAAACGGGGAAACGGGGAAATTTGCGTTTTACACCATATACGGTGTAAAAAATATTTCTTTGGGTCCG